GTCATTCCTGTGATTCCAACTGTAGAATCTCCAAGGATCATGTTTTTATGAGCTGTAATCTCGAAGTTATTAGCCGCGTTTTCCTGCTCTGCTCTATCAACATCAGCATTTGCAAATAAATAAGCTCTGATTTCAGCATATGTGAAATAGTACCCTTCGTTGTAAACGTGTTGCTTATTCAAGTACTCTTTAGCATTAGTTCTTTTAAGATCAAGATTACGATCACCACGAGTTGCCAAATTAGCCCCGTCTCCAGTTTTTTCGTATTGCTTATATCTTACATACTCAGCACCTAAAGGTACATTTTGAGTTTCAAACCAATTTCTCCACTTTCCTAAAGGCTTATATTTCAAGCTGTAGAATTCTGGATCAGTGAAAGTCGTGTCTCTTTCGAAGAAAACTCCACTGTTATCTAATCTTTTCTTATCTAAGTAAGACTTAACTTCTTTTGCTTCATTGTAAATAAGCTCGTCAGACTTGTCTTGTCGATAAAGACCTTTGAAAGCAGGCTCTTGTTTAGCTTTTTCCCAGTAATGTTGCTCTCTGAAAAAATTAGCTAGTTTTTCTTTTCCGTACATTTCAGCCTTGCCTGACTGGCTTGCAAAAATTCTTTGATAAGCGCCTGGTTGGGTACTTAGCATTGTATCCATTCTTTCAACGTAAATTGGCTTTGCCATTTTTAATTCTCCTTCAATATTTTAATTAAGTGTCAGTATCGCCAATATTAGCAAAAACATTAATATAGCATTCGATCGTATCTCCAGAAGAGCCACCTTCGAGTGCTCGAATAGGTGTGATAGACGCTTTATCGGTATCTAAATCTGAACGATAAGTGTGAATTGCACTTGCTCCACCAGTTGTATGAACAAAGAAAAGGTTCGCTCCTTTTGCGATTGTGTCAGCAATAGTGATTGCAACAAACCCTTGTCGCACAATCAACATTTCATCTTCATCAGCATAAGTGATCGTATTTGCATTGATATTTTTAGCCTTGTTGAATTCATAACCAACAACGCCATAAACAGCGCCAAGAGTGAACGCGGCAGCAGGCAAATCAACGCCTTTTTTTGCTGTGTCAGCTATTACCGTTTGGCCAATTAAAATATTGCTTGAGGATTCACTAACCCCGGTGTCAGTGATTAATCCCTCGTTTCTTGTAATTAATCCGTTCCTGTAACGAACTGGATATTCTAAAGCAGTAGTTTGCATTTTTCTCCTTAATTAAAGTGGTTTAGTTGAAAAGTCTTCTTCAGAGTCCAATCTATTTTCTTTGAACCTAGAAAGGTTTTCCAATGAATTTACATCTCGATTTATTTTCTCGTGATCTTTGTAATATGTATCCCAAGCAACAGCTTTATAGCCTTGGATTGAATCGAACTTTTCTTTTTCGTATCCAGCCTTTTCAAGGATTTCAGTTTTAGCTCTTTCGTTTATTTCTTGGAAAGAGCCTTCAGATGGAATCTTGTAATCAAGAGTTTTGCAAACTTTTAAGATTTGCTCTCTTTCGCTAATTAAAGAATCTAGTTTTTCTTGAGGTACCGAGTTTTTAATCTTTTCTTCTTGCTCTTTAATTTGCTTTTCAAAAGACTCAACTTTAATTTGCAAACTATCTAGTTTTGCTTCATCAGAACCAACAGAGTCAGACTTTTTTTCTTTCATCTTTATCATGTCTTCTTTCATTTTTTTCATTTCAGACGTGCAAGTATCCAAAGCTTTCTTGAACATCTTTGTGTCTTCGTTTTCTTCATATTCAAAAGAATCGATATTCATACCGTCCATTGAATAGCCGTCATATTTGACTTTCATCTTATTTACTCCTTCTTTGTTTTTATTGATGTTATCGTTTCGATCAACATATGCGGCTCCTTTGCTATCGAGCCTTAGACGGCAGGAATTACCCGCGCGGCCTTCTTTTGTCGCTGTAACATGGTTGTAGCGAATATTTATCTGTCTGAAATCGTAAGCTTTGCCACCGTAAACCCCTTTTTCAGGTACTGTTTCGCATCGGTAACCAGCGCTTAACTCAAACATATCGTCTTCATCAATTGAATCTAATGCTTCGCGATCATAGACTGCGATCGTGCATTTTAAGTGATCACCTTCAATTGTGATATTCTCCCCAGTTGTACCCTTAGTTTGTTCTGAGCTTGTTTCCGGCTTAACAAATCCACCTCTATGTTCCAAAGTAACAGGAACAAGAGATAAAGTTCTTATTGATTCAGGTGAAAAAACATCATCTGGGTGTCTTAATTCTCTTATCGTTGTACCGTCATCGCATTTATATTCAAGCACTCCAACCCTTGTAGGAGTAGCCTCAAACCTTCCGTATCCGTTTTCGTCAGTAAATTTTTCTATCTTACTGACTCTTGACCTAACAAAGTCTTTTCTTTGAACGTTCATTAAAACAAACCATCGATATACTCAAAAACTTCTAACCAAAAAGCTTTCACATAAGGGCCAAATTGAGTTAGAAGAAGAATTATTACTACTGTATAACCTAATATCGATGTTGACTTCCTGATCCAAGGCTTTTGTTTACTGTAAAAAGGGCTTATTTGATAGTTCAGTATAAGTTTATAAACGCTTATAGCAGCAATAACAGCCCACCATTTTATATTGTGCTCTACCTGCCTTACTGAAGAATAAGCCTCAACTATCGTACTAATCATTATTTGCCCTTTGATAAGGTATTACATTGTCAGAAGTGTTATTCTTTTTAAGAAAACCAACCTTAGACATAAATTCATCTATCCCCATGCCGGCCAAGGCGAATGGAAGCCATGCAGACCAACCAACAAGGAGAGCAAAGTTAACCAGGGCAGAGCCGGATGACTCAACACCGAAAAACAGTCTATGTAAAAGAATCGCCCAGAACGAAATAACTGCCAACCTTCCATAAAGCATGTAGCTTTTTTCTGAACTAAAAATACACCACAAAGAACAAAAACCAACGATAGACCAAAACATTGTTAATAATATGTAGTCACTCGTGTGGACTATGCTTAAGTTTTGAGAAGATCCTTCGTATAAATAAAAAACATGAGAAAGTAATAAAGATATCAAACCAGCTAAAACAACTCTGTGAATATCCCTCGGCGACCTAAAAATCTCAAAGAAATATTTCATCACTCGAAATCCTTAGCTTCAAAAACACACCTGAAAGGACTTAAAGTTTCTTCATCACCAACAACTTTAACACCATTAATCATCTCAAATCTAAGCGGCAATGTTGATTTAACTTTCATGTAAACATCTAAAAAATCATCATAATCACCAGAAACCCACTCTGGGTATTCTGTTTCAGTCTTTATCTTGTAGAATTTATCTGTTATGCCGGAAAACTTGCTAGCTAATATGAAATCGGCCTCTTTTCTTGTCGGAAGCCTTGAATTGTATTTTCCACATACTTCCTGAGCTTCTTCTCTCGTTAGATAGGTAGGTTCTAGGCTTTTTATTACTTCGCCATTATTATTTGTTGTTATCTTTCTGTGTAGGTTATTCATAGCAAACAAGTCCTTCCCTGCGTGGCTAAAATTAGATCTTAAGTCAAAACCAAAACCGTCTTCGCCTAGTTCCTCTTGAAGTTCTTTAAAATCATCATATGAATAAACGGGGTGTTCTTTCTTTATTATTTTTTCCTCAACTTCTTCAGCTTTATCAATCCAAGCGTTTACACTAATATAATTCCAAGCTTTATTTAGTATGCCGCCGGTCTTTTCTTTGTATTTTGAATCAAGGAATAAAACCGCCGAAAAAACAGCTGTCGACAATAACATGTAGAACAATGTCTTTAATACGCGACGAGTAAGAGCCCCCGCTTTCTTGGCTTGAATTGCAGCCATTGATTTCGCATCTGAAAGATTTTTTAGAAAATCTGATTTACCTACTTCAGTTTCAACTTTGTCGTAAAAAATGAATTCATGTGATGATCCTATGTGGTAGACATCTTTTTGAAAGAATATTTTCACAGTGTAAAAACCCGCCCCTTTATCTATAACTCTGAAGATTGGGTTAGGTAGGCTTGTTGTGGAAAGGTTGAGTATTTGTAATTCTTCTGGGTTAAATTCCCCATGCAGGTCTATATTTACCTCAAAACCATTTGGTATTTTAACAGAAAAACTTTCACCAAAATGCTTTTGCTTATTATTCGTATTTAATAGAAATGTCATAACCTGCCTTGGTTTTTTAGTTTTTCAGTTTTCTTTTCTGCTTCAATGATTTTATTTGTTCTTTCTCCAAGCATATCCTCAATAACCATCTCAGCTTGGCACTTACAATTTATATCTTGACCGGGCTCGTTTCTTTCACCTGACCTCTTACCGCTTGTTACTGTAACCGGAGGATCCCCCCAGTCGAAAATAGCGCCTTCCAACGCTTGATGGTCATCTCTTACGGCTTGATTCCTTCTTGTTCTCCATATATAACGACCTCCGCCATTATTAATCTGTCTTACTTTATCAAGTTGGCCGTTCAACTTCTGAATCTGATCAGTGGCAACCAGCTTAGCGGTTGACCTGTAATTATTAGCTTTAGATGTAATCTTTTCTTCCATCTCTTTTACGATGGATTTATTTGAAATTCCCGATCTCAAACCGTTCATTACTATATCTTGAACGCTAGAGAAGTACTCTTTAGATATTGTTGTGATCTTATTTGTGTTTTCTACTATCGATAACTCTAAATAGTCTCTAGTGTCTTTTTCTGATTCTAAAGGCTTAACAGACGCGATCTGAGTCATCATCCCGTTAAAATCTTTTTTATGGTCCCTACCTGCAGATTTGACGACTCTTTCTATTTTTTGCGCGTTACTTAATCTTTTCTTTCTATCGTCTATTTGGCCGCCCGCCAGTAATCCGCCGAAGTAATCTATAAATATTCCGCGAAACGCTTTTTCGAATTTTTCGAAATGGGAATTATTAGCATCCAATTTAATAATCACGCTAGGAAGCAATGGAAAAATATTCTTTTTCACCAAAGCTTCAGCTTTATTTATTTCTATTTCAAAGATCTTCTTCAGTCTTAAGCGATACTTGTCTGAGATATCAGGAGTTTTAATTCTTCCTCTTAGGTCTTTTTTAGACCTACGTGATTTAATTAAATTTTTCCGTCTTTCGCTTATCTTCATCCTTTTACTTTTTACTCATAAACATATTGTTGCTGTCAACAAAACATTATTTGAATTGTAACAATACTATTGTTCATTTGGCAATAATTCAGGGTCTTGAATATTACCTTCCCCTAAAACCATATCATTCAAACGCTCCTCTTCAATCTCCTTATAAAGCTCATCGTCTATCTTGTAGGATGATAAATCTATTTTATCTTTTGAGAATCTTGAATCTCTAACCTCTTCAACAAGCATTGCCCCTGAATTGATATTATTGGTGTCAATTTCAGATTGCAGCTTTTCAAGTTCTTTCTGTTCCTTAGGGCTCATTTGATAAACAGGCACAAACTCGTAAGTATATTCTTTCGAATCTATCTCAAGAAAATAAAGAAACTTATTCAAAACCTCTCTTCCTTGCCCATTTTGCATTGCTTCAATTGCTTGAAAATAATTCTTTTGATCTGCTTCAGCACTTGACCCACCCAATGCTCCGCCTTCATTGGAGAACATTACCGACCAAGGCATTGATGGATTGCAGGCTGCACAAATTTGGTTTGCGAACCTATCCATAACTTCTGGCAATCCTGACAAAGTAGCTGATTCTCTTCGAAGCTCTTCATCATCTCCAAATATTCCGATATTTCTACCGCCAAGTGTATTGATGGACATTTGAGCTTTCGTAACTATCTCATCAGTTGCGTTATTTGCTATGAGCTGAGCAAGCCCATTAATTTTAAGAACCTTCCAAAAGAATTCGCCGGCTGCATCAGTTGCACCTTGAAATGATATGCCGTAACTCTTAAGCGCGTTGTAGAATGGCTCTAATTCAGATAAACCCCAACCGCGCCTTTCTATTCTTTTACGTCTTGAGCTTGGTTTTCTTCCATCTAGTATAATTAATCTTGAATGATGGACGTCAACCGTCTCAGTGTATCCCTCATTTTGGATAATACACTTGTAATGTTCCGGCTTTCCGATCATATGAGGGTCTACATCATTTCGACCCGGCCTAAAATAACTTTGAGGGAAACAATACCATGAATTGAGAACTTCAATTCTTCTCAGTTTTTTTAAACTAGGCTTAATAAGCGGAAGCCTTTGATCATCACCATAGTCAAAAAATATAGCCGCACCTCTGTGATTCCTTTTCTCTTTGAATGCTTCTTTTATCTTCTTTTTGACATCATAGTCTTCAATAATTAATTCAACTTCCTCTATCCTTTTTGATTTTCCTTCATCGTCGTCATTCGAAATAGTAAACTCGATCCACTTAGAAAACATATCCTCGACAGGCTTATCGATAACTTTAGCGGCAACCCAATTTTTATTGTAAAGAGCCTCCATCTCGTGCATCGTCATGTCCCCGTCATCAGAGAAAAACGTGCTACTACCTACATCGTACTGACCCCCAACTCCTGCTATCTTTGAATAGAAATCATCTTGCCTTTCAACTCCAAAAGAGTGCCTTCTTTTTTCATGGGATTGAATCAAAGCGTCAGCCATTGTTGGCTTGTTTTTGTTCTTAGGCATTTCTCTTTCTCATAAGTAGGGCGTCGGCCATTGTGATTTTGCCTTGTATCATTGGATCAAGGGCGTATCTTAAAGCGTCAATGTAATGATTATCAGCGTCTAATATAGTTCTTAGGATATCGCCGCTCAATCGGTCAACTTTGTAGCTATAGTTCTTAAGCTCTAACGCTGTTTGTGCGCAAGATGAGTGAACGATTATTTTCCTGAACTTCCTAATATATGCAATACCATCCTCAACACTTCCACTCCACTTCTTAGCCGCTTCAATATTTAACCCTTGCTTTTTTAGATAGCTAATTGTTTCAGGTCTCGCGCAGTCAGCTCTTATTTTAAATCTGTCATAATCTGGGATTTTGGAATATACACCATCCACCATATCATCGAGGTCTATTTTCTTACCGCCGGCCTCGTGAGTAATATAAAGATTGTCGTCATAGATAAAACAGCGAATAAAAGCATTCGGGTCATTAGAAAACCCAAAGTCTGTTCCGTAGTATGGTCCGTCATAAAGAGCTACGCCATTTTTAATAAAATCAGACTCCTTAAAGTCTTCAACTTCCCATTTTTTATAGAATATTTGCGCTTCAGTCCTTACTAGTATTTCACCTTCCCAAACATTATAATAAGTATCCTGGTCTCTCTCGTAATGATCTAGACGCTCTTCTTCTAATACTTTTGGGAACCAAGGGTTATCACGGAAGTTAACTTGAGCTATGCGGGCATTTTTTGGCGGGTTTAAAATAAATCTTTTGTGAACTGGGGAGTCCACATTCTTAGGATTCCAAAGAACCCATAACTCAGACTGAGGAAGAAGATTAGACTGCCCCTCCCTTCTAATTGTAGGGATTAATAATTTCCAAGATTCCTCGCTGACAGTTTCTGCTTCCTCAACGACACAAATGTCAATTTGAGACATCGATTTGATAGACTCAATATTATTATGAAGTCCTGCAAATAAGAACTCCGTTCCGTTTTTACCTTTGATGTAGTTGACGCCTATCTCATAGCAGGAGTTTAAGAGCTCGTCGGACTGTATTGCGTTTTTAACTTCGGAGAAAACCGAGTCTTTGAGAGAGTTTTGATATTCACGTGTGAAAAGTATTCTTAGTTTTTCTTTTGCCCCATAGACCGCAGCCATTCCCATTACAGAGAAACTCTTCCCAGATCCACGCCCTCCGTGAAAGCATTTATACCTTGAAGGCTTTGCGAATACTTGTGCTATTTTCTTTGGAACGCTGAAGCTAAGAGTTGCCAAGGTCGTCCTCGGGGTCAACTCCAATGATTTCTATTTTATCTATTGTGATCCCTTTGCTCTCATCCTGAACCGCTTGATCGTCTAAATTAAAAGCCTGCCTTTCTAGCTTGATCAAATCAGAGGCAACTTTTGTCAACTTGACTAGCATATCTGAAGCACTTTCAGCCTTACCGCCATTCCATGCAATAATACTGTCAGGGTCTTGATTAAGGAAAGCATTTAATAAAACTCCCCTTAACTCTTCGGATATCGTTTCTAAATCGTTAATTTTCTTTTGATGCCGGCGAAGAATAACCATTGCTGCATTGGCTGCATCTTCAACCGTCCTCTCATCATCATCTAACTTTTGCCCACTGGGCACTGGCTGGGCACTTTGTTGGGCAAGTTCTTGAATTGATTGGTTTTTTACTCTATCTTTAAACCTACCTTCAAGATCTCTCTTCCATGCTGGAACGCTTTTCTCTGGATCTCCTTTTTTCTTTTTCCTGAACGTGGAAGGAGGCACATCCCAATGACGACAAAGCTCTCTATCTGAATCAAACCTACCCGTCCTGTAGTCTTTGTGAATTGCTTCCCAATCGTAGTTTCTTTTTTGCTTCTTATTCATTTATATTCCGTATACCTCAACCGCTTTTTTGGATGGTGCGCAAGCAACCCCTAGTACCGTTAGCAACGACTAGGCCCTGATGTTTCAAAACCCTTTTGTCAGTCTATATGGGGTTAGCTTGCCTGCGTTCAATTGATTGTTACAATTGAATATAGGAGTATAATTTAAGATAATCAATAGACTTTTGCTAAGCGGATAAAAGAGTGTTTAAGCTGGCTGTTGATGACGCGGGAATTGTTACTGTAGAGTTAATTCCTAACTGTTTGATGAAGAATTTAACTGAAGCGCCTTGAGGAAATATCCAGTACGATTGACCTGTTATTTGATCATAAGAGGGCTTTACTTGATCTAGAGTGAAATACTTAGTTGATGCGCTCTGATAGTATGTGCTTGTTATTTGAGCGTAGGCTTTTTGCGTTTGAGAATAAAGGCTGTTTGTTTGAATTGAATCGTCGCGAGGCTCAAAAATATCAGCAGTTACTTTGCAGGTATCAGCGGGGTTATCTTGCGACCCTATCTTTATAGTACCAAAAAAGTCGTTTGCTCCTCTAGAAATTATATACGTATAGACTGAGTAGGAAGTCGGGGCAGTTGTAAAATTAGAGAGTTGAAAAACAAATACTCCAGTGCTCCCTAGCTCAGTGCATGAGTCAGAATCTAATGCTATCGAATTCCCGCCGCCATCATAGACCGCTATTGTCGCAGACCCAGATCCAGACAAACTACCGTCAACGTATGCCGTCGGGAGCTCATTTAAAGTGTATTCAAAAACTTTACTCATAAAATAAAATACATTAATACTAGTGAGGCTATTACGGTAAAAGTCGCTACTTTCATGCCTATTTTAATACACTTCCAGAAAAAAACAAGCAACAGAAAGGCTATTGAAGCCAATAAAAGAAGAGACATTAGAAAAGTACTTGAAAAGTAAGACCATGTAGACTCATTCCGATATTCTTTTTCTCAGCGTCGTCTTTGCCGGCAATTGAAATATACCTGTAACCTATTCTAGAACTATCTGAATCATCTAAAGCGTACTCGTAGCCAACACTCATGAACTCGGTTGTTCCGCTTAAATCTTTGTCTTTGTAAGAAACCTCAGAGTTTGCCATTCCTATATTTGCCCTAACAACACTTCTCCTTGTTATCCAAACACGCAACCCCGCATATGCTGCAGTATGCTTGTGAGAAATATCATCATCTGAAAAATCATCTTCTAAATGGGAAAACCTTTGCTGAATATGAGTCGCACCGATAGTGAAGAATTCTGAAATATTATGTTCAAGGAACGCACTCATCCCCTCAACGCCTGTATATTGATTTCCATCTTGGTAAGGAACAGCGTAAGCAGAAACCATTAAGCCAATCGCAAACCTTTTGTAGTTTGAATACCCCTGGTTCTTGGATTTGTCTCCGTCTTCGCTCCTTCTTGAATCTGCCCCGTCTCCAGAATCTCCAGATCCGCCAACATTTAAAACATTCAGTATACCGTCCCTATTATTTCTTTGACTTTCCTTTTCTTTGCAAGTGTTACCACGCCCAGCAACACACCAAGCCCTTGCCTGACTGTAATTAATAAATAATATTGTCGCGAATAAAAGAAATACAGCTAATATCCTTGATTTGCTAATCATTTTCACAACCTTTCGCATTAAAAGTCCGCTTAAGCCAATTACATGTTTTCTCTTTCGCTACCGATTCTTTTGAAGAAGACGAACAAGAGATAAAAAAAAACGATGAGAAAGCAATGATTGCTGAAATGATATATTTAGACATGGAAACCTATTTTATAGTTAGATCCTTTTTTCTAAAATAAGCATACAGGCAAAACTAGTGCAAGTGGGAATTTGGCAAATAGCGAAGGAGTCGAACCTTCCTTTCGAGTTTTGGAGACTCAAAGACCGCCACCGGTGCTACTTATTTAAATTTCATGTAGCCTTAAGATTTGATTTTTATCAAAAAATACTTCGCAATCTTCAACGACGTTTTTTGATTTAACTTTAAAATTTATTTTAAAATTGTCGCCTTTAATTTGCAGTGCTTTTACAAGGATTTCTGTTAAATAAAAAGTAATATTTTCCATCCGATCACTTACACAATATATTTTGTGGGCTATTAAATAATCCAACACCATGAAATAAATTTCATTCCCTAAACCTTCTAAATCCTCGTTTTTTTTACTACCAAATTTTATAAAAAAAACCATGCATAATTTACTAAGAGTTGATAATAAATCAGATTCTCGTTCATCACTTAAATTAAATATCATACCCAATTCCTCAACTTTAACGGACTTATTGAATCACAAGCGAAATGCGTACAAAGACCAACACTCGCTGCAATAAAATAAATCCCAACCGTTTCAATAAAAAACACCCCTGCCGCCAAAGACAAAAACGACCATATGTATTTATGAGTTATCCCTCTATGCGTTAAAGTTTTAAATCCAATAAAAACATTGCACGCAATAAAAGACAAAACAAACAATGAGGCAACATCTAAATTGAAAAATAAATCAAGCAAAAGAAGCCCGGCATTACAAGCCAATATTATAGTTGCAAATATTTTACTTGGCGTTGAATGCGTGTCCAAATCAGGGAATAATGAAAAAATCAAAGTGATCAAACCGCAAAACAAGGACATTTCAACACTCTTTGTTGCTATCGCGGAAACAATTATCACTATTAGTGCCGTAGTAGCACCATAGTTTCTGTGAGCTTTATAGTTCATTTGGGTTAATTAAATTAAACATTAAGTCTTGAATTTGATCTCTCGTCATTGAGTTCATGCCCCCTTCTTCAATAATAATATCTGTAGTATTACTGATTTTTAACTCAACTTTTTTAAGTCTATCTAATTCTTTCTTAGGAATCCCTATTAAAGGCTCGTCAATAATTAAATAATCAGCTTTTATAATCAAAGAAGTTTTTTCTCCTACTTCTTTCGCTTTATCAAGGACAACATAAGCATCATCATGAATATTTTCGTTTAGGAATTTTTTTAGCTGAACCGCGTCTTTATAGCTAAACCCCGCATTGCTTCCAAAACGATCGTATAAACTGAGGTTCCCATCAGCTCCTATATGAAAAATTATTTCATCGTCTTCGGGGTCTTTTGTTAATCTAGAAAATTCAGCACAATTAAAACGCTTGTTTTCATCTCCAGTATCCCGTTCGTCTTCTTTCATTGTTTTATCATTAAAACCCTGAATATTGCCTTCAAATTTTTGAAGTTCGCTTGCTTCATCAATATAGACGCCTGACCCAGCCGATTCTTTGCCGTATTTTTTAAAGTCCTCTTTTATTTCATCAACTACAATATGAGAATAGAAGCAGACGAAATAATCCTCCAGCAACCTTAAATCTTTTTCGTTGACTTTTTCTTCTATGGTTTCTTTCAAAGTTTGATTTGGCGCTTTTACAATTAAAGTTTCGCCCTCGATTTCGTACTTGCATTGAGAAAGAGCTTTTCTGAAAGACCCTGTTAATTCATATTCATTTTTATCAATAAATAAATCTATTGATTTTTTATTACTGTTTTCAACTATAAAAGTGCCGTTCAACCCATTATTTGCGCCTGAAATTGTAATTTCTTCTCCGTCTTCGCAAAGATCGAACTTAATCCTTTCTCTCTTCGCTTCAACTGAATTATCTTTAAATAAGCAATCTTCTATTTTAAGCATTTTGCTCTCCTTTTTTATATTAAGTATTTAGCTTCTATCACATCGGTTAATTCCGACAAATCTATTTGCGTGCCCTTCTTCCCGTCATTGTCTTTAAGGTTTTTATTTCTATTTATTGCGCCCCTGAACCATTTCCTGCCGTGCTTAGTCTCAACCGCCAATCTTGACAAATTGCAAGCTACAGAATGCAAACCCAGCATCTCAGAAAAACGAACAGCCAACTTATAGCATTGAATTTTTAATTTAGTGTCTTCTTCAGGCAAAACACCGCACAACTCCAACAATCTAGAATATACTCTTTCAAGACTCTTCATCGCTTCCACGCCTACCGTCTCGTTGTCATTTCTTATTGATTGTATATTAAGCTGCCAGCAATCAACTATGCCACCAATTACGCTTTCCTCATATTCTGTTTTTAATTCGTTTATATCCATTCAGTAACCTACCTTAAAGCCCACTCGATTTTTTCCGCCTGCTTAACAGACCCAGTTTCTCTAGAAACTTTAATCCTACCTTCTTTGATCAACAATTTAATCAAAACATCCAATCTTTTTTTGTTTAAGAAATGGCACTTCCTTATTAAATCAGTTCTGCTAATCTCCCCAGCCCGCTCAATTATATCAGAAACCTTTTTAAGGTAAACAATCTTTTCCTTTAGTTCGTCCGCTTTTTTACACAATTTTAATATTTCTTTTTCTACGTTCACAACTCCTCACTTGTTTAAGGTCGCACCCACTTCCGCAAGTGCATAATATTGTCACATTGCTTTTCCTTGCGGCTGTTTTGTTTTTTTGATTTAAAATCAAACAATATATAACGCGAAACAATAGTTCAAGCTTTTTATTTGAAAAATAGTTCTTGATTAAGACGTTTTATTGTATAACTATACGATTTGTAACAAACAATAACTTTAGAGAGTTGATTATGGAAAACAGAATTTTAGAGCAAATAAAAACATACGCACAAGAATTAAACGAAGAAGAATTCATGAGGGAAATAGAGCGCAAGAAAAGCTTAGGTTTTATCCCGGGACAGCACTTTCTTTGCTATAGAGTAAGTATGACTCAATCACCTAAGTTTAATCAATACGTAATACTTAATTTTAGGAAGAGCGGTACAGGATATATAGCTTACCATAAGTCGAGCACTTCAATAGCGGCTATTAACGAAATCAGATTATTACTCGGCGCTCAGTCAAGATTTATAAAAACAAGCGTAGATAGCAACACACCGGACTATTGCAAAATGACTATTGAAAACGAATATTTAACTGATGACGCTGAGCTGGTAAAATTATGATAGTTTTTTACCTTAAAGTACTGATCGGGATAGCTATATTTATTATGCTTGATAGTTCAACAAAAAAATCTAAGTGGAGTGATGATGATGCTTAAAGAGTTTAATATAACAAAATATTTTTACCACAAAGAAATAGTTGAGACTCTAAGCAACAGCGTATGGGTAAACAATTTAAAATCAGCAAAGCAGACCGCACTTGAAGATTACAAGTCTTTAGACCTCATACAAATAAAAGACGAAAACGGTAAAAACTTATTTAAAGGAAAATATGTCAAATAATGAAAATTTAGATTTAGTAAAATCAAGCGGAAATGAAGCGGCTCAAGAGGAACAACGAACGGTAAATCCTGTTTCTTTGATTCAATTAGCGATCGAAAAAAACATGGATATTACAGCCATGAAAGAGCTTTTTGAAATGCAAAGACGATGGGAAAAAGACCAGTCCATAAAAGATTTTAATACTGCCTTCTCAAGGTTTCAAGG